TTATTGTACTTCGATTGGGACATTGTCCCCTCGTTGATAGCCTTATTGGCTTTAGTAATCTGACGCTCTAGCCTGTCTACAGTGGAAACAGACTGCTTGAGTGTCTTATCCCTAACTACAATGTCTAGTTCGATTAAATCAGCCATTATCGTCCTCGCCAATAGTTTTCATCCAGATATTATCCAGAGACTTTACAATAGTAACCTCCCAAGGTCGGAGGTCTACACACATTAGTTGACACCAGTCGTTTATGATGCCGTAGGAGATAGGGTTGGGTCCACTCATTCCGTAAGTCCTACCATCATGTAGTTCAAGGAATACGACCCATAAGTATGCAGCAACTTCTGGCATCAGAGTGTCAGCAATATCTTGCTCAACCTCTATTAGGTCTTTGCCCAGATGTTTAGCTACTTGGGCTAGGTGGTCGGACTCGGTGGCTTTACCTTTGCCACCCGAGACCTTCCTACCCATCTTAAAGGTGTACTCAGCGTACTCCTCAAGTTCTGCCCTTACGTGTCCAAAAAAGCCTGTGCATCACCTAGTGCGGCATCTACTTGTTCACGTACCCAAGGCAGAGCCTCAAACACTTCACGTACTTTAGCTTCTGTACACTTTGGTTTCTCACCACCAAGAGTGATGCTCCAACCGTCTACACACTTCACCAGAAGGTCCAGTGCAGATGATTCGATTTCCTCAGCAGTTAGGTTCATCTTACCGCCTGTCCGTTGAGCTTTCATCAAGCGACGGTTCTGTTGAGCGTGAGAGATTGTTTTGTACTTCTTGGAGTACGGCCCGTGTACTGTGATGGTCATCTCTGATTTGTCATCATTAGTGAGGATTTCAGAGTTTACCGGGTTGTACAGGGTGATATCCGAAGTTTCTTTAGCAGTACCAATGTTCATTAAATCCATGTCGGGATTCCTTTTATAAGTTGATTGTCGAGATTAAGTCGGGTGATTTATAGTGGGGAAGCATCAGACCCGACACCGATGCTCCCCCTATCCCAGCTGGGAATTAGGTTACGTCACTGGCTACCTTATTAAGCACCCGGGCGTTCAATCTGAAGGTTTGTGTTCAGAGTATCGTCAAACAAACCCACGAATGGCAGAGTGACCAATCGTGACTGTGGGTTCTGCAGTGGAACAGAGGCACCATTGTACTTAACATTAGGGATGTTAAAGACGTAGGTGTCTGTTTCGCCGGGGGCATTTACACTTACGATGATTCCAGTATCTTTGGTTTCATTCAAGAACCTGCTAATCGCAGCTTGGTCTTGATAGTAGACCGTGAGTGTGCCTTCAACAACAGCGCGACCAAACTCAAGGGATTGTGCGTTAGCACTGCCCACAACGAAGGTAGGGGCAAGTGAGTTGGTTATGGAAAGGTCTATAGACGTAACGATGTTACTCGTCGTACCTGCAACGGATATGGTACCTGTGTAGCTGTCGAATGGCGAGTTAGTGGAAGATGCTGTAGTCGCAGTAGCGGCAGTAGTAGTTGACATTGTCATATCCTTGCCAACCATGTCAAAGGATGTGGAAATCATCTGGTTGGGTGCGATAGACAAGTTCATTGCAGATGCCGACATGCCAGTAAATAGACGGAACTGAGTGATGTCAGCTTGGTGATCCTCAATAGTGTAGAACGACTGAGTAGTGCCAACCTTAAGGATGTCATTATTAGCGCCAGAAGTGTCAAAAGAGTTCATCATGACTGATTCTAGAAGTCCATCGAAGTCACCCTTACGGAGGTCAACTTCGATTGAGCCACCAGCTTGTCTGTTACCGTGACGGTCAACCCGTGCCATACGGTCAGATTGAATTTCATTACCTTCAACACGATCTTTAGTTAAGTCCAAAGAGTGTGAGTTAATTGGTAGATATGCAAAAGTTGGTGTAGTTGGAGTCACACCGAATGATGTCTCCTTAATGAGTGCCAGACTTGCGCGGCTACCTGATGCTAGTGCCATTGTTTATTCTCCTTCAAGGGGGGTGTTAGTATGTGTTGATTTCTTTGTTGCCTTGGGCTTTTCTGTCCAGCTTGGATCAACTGCCTTGGCTATTTCTGCGGGGACTTCATCACCGACGAAGTATGTTCTGCCCACATAGGCAAAATTCCTAGTAGATTTCATTGTAGTTCTCTCTCTAAGCGTAGATGTAATACCCGATGTTAACTGAGACGTAGTACCAAGGGCTATCTACGAAGCCATGATCTCTCTCAGCGTAATCAATGGAGACAACGGTGTCACCAAGAGTTACATCAGTTGCAGCGTCAAAGGCATCTATAACCAGATTAGCTAGGTTGTCAGCAGCGGCTGGGCCGTTACCTTCCGGTACGTAACAGAATACTCTGAACACACCGTCATATCGTTGTTGCGGGTTTAAGCCTCGTACAGCAGACCTTCGTGAAACCGGGATAAGTTTTGGCTGGACGAAGGGAGTGCCTGTCGTAGGGCTGTATGAGACGTTCTCAGAGGCAATCTCAGGGATGCCTGTGATCTGAGATAAGTGAACCTCAAGGGCAGCACGTATGTCGTTATAAATTGCAGCCATTATGAGAACTTCCTTTTAACCTTAGCCATGACGTGATAGCCTTGTGTGCGTTGCCAAGTCAAACCATCCTCTACGTCTTGAGCGTGGTCTGAGCGGTTGCGGAGTGTGTAGCGTGCGTTACCAGCCTCAAGGTCCTTTTCGATCTGTAGGCCCTTGATGTCAGTGTTGAGGTTAGCCAATCCCTCCTGTTGTTTGGCTTGAGTGTTCTGACCCTTGGGTGCATCCTTAGATGACTTTGAACGACCACCACCAAAACCAGACTTACCGATGGAAAAGGAGGTTACATAGGCTCCAGTGGAAACGGGTGATATAACTACAGCGTACTCAGCTATATCCTTTAACTCTTCCTCCAGCGCCTTAGATGTCTTCTTGTTTATCTTACCCTTAAAGTTACTAAATGTTTTCTGTATGCTCATTACTCTCTAATCCCACAAATATAGCAGATGGCCTGACCATCGTTGTACATGACCGTTACCGTGGAAATTGCGTAAGTACTGCCATTCCCAACTATAAGGTCTTTGTCAGTGGGTTCATGGGATAAAGCACGAGCCGGGATTACACACCTAGTGGTCACATGGCTAAGGTTCTCACCCTGCAGAAGGCCCACAGCGAAATCAAAGAAGTACCCCCTTATATTTACGTCAGCTGTGAATGAATCATCGACACTACCAGTTGCTGGGTTGTAGGTACCCGGCAATGCCATCCTACGCAGAACCATAGCTGAACCATGGTTTTTAACTAGGTTAACTAGGTCAAACGAGCGAAAAGCCATGTGTTACTCCTACTCGTAATCTGGTGTGTTATAACTAGGGGGGTTCTTGAAACGGTCCCTACGGAATGAGCCTTCGATGCGGTTTGTGTTTTCACGTACAGAGCCTACAGTAGACTTGGTTATGCCACCAGCTAGGACACCCACAGCAGCACCAGATGTCTTCCCTTGGTACTCTAGGTCCTCGGAGAGCGTCTTGTACTGTCTGGCTAGGTCAGAGTAGTCGGAGCGAAGGGCACCGTTGAGCTCTGTGGACACTAGGCGGGAGTACTTGGCTGCAATGATACGTGAAACCCAAGAACCTGAGTAGTAAACATTGTTGTTGTTCTCAGACAGGGCAAACGAAACCTCTTCGTCTTGAACTTGTTGGTCTGTTGTGTCGGTGTCACCAACGAGGAGACGAACTACGTTAAGCCTACCAGTGCCTGTGGCAGTATCTAAGTCTGTGGGATCATAGGTCCAACTCATTTAATTCGTCTCCGTTGTTATTATGATTCGATAATGCTATCTCGAATAGTGTAGAAGTCTTCTGTAATCCAGTGGCTCACGTTAAGGAAGCGACGAATAAGACCACGTTGTTTGTCGTCTATCTTAGACTTCTTGCACTTCTTAGCTGTAAACTCTGCGTCGCTTGAGGTTCTCTTCTTGACTTCAGCGTTCAGCAGGTTAACTAAAGTATCTAGTTGTTTTCCAGCTAGCTCAGACAGTCGATCTCCGACTTTGTTCTGAACCTCTAATGTTTTGTTATGGTGAACGTACTCAGTGACGTACAGGCTTGCAACCTTATCTGGGTCAATCCCGCGCTCCAACCAATTAAAGTGATCTCCGACCTTCCAAAGTTTACCATCTGCGTTTAAGGGCATCTTGACAAACAAAGGCCAATCTATTTGGATTCCCAAGTATGTGGGGTGCATGTTACTCTCCATTATATGAATACTGTTTATGTTATATTATGAGTTGGGAAATGCCCCGTTAAGGGGCACTCCGTTAGTATAGGCTCGTATTAAGTAACGATAGCGTTGAAGAAGTAACCCAAGTCACCGCCGACGACCTTCATGTCGTAGGACATCTTAACTTGGATGTGCTCTGCAACCTGCTGACGCTTAAGTGCATCATCAGAGAATGACTCAACAGTAACACCAAGGTTGTTGACGCCGGGAATGTTGTTCCAAGCGAAGGTCATACCAGCAGC